GGATCATGGACATACTTAAAAAAGACAAAGCAGCGTATCAACTTTTAAAATACGGGGCGCGGGTAACAGAGCTAACTACAGTCGGGAAGGCGCATAAAAGTTTACATGAGGAAGTCGCCATTCTCCGGCTTTCTTTAGAAAAAGCGATTAACCGCTGTGATAATGATGACCTTTTCATAGCCAGTGCGCCAATTATCGGCGACCTTGTTATGAAAATCAAGGCTGCGCTCGAAGCCGCCCATAAATTGGATCAGGACGAAAAACGCTTGCTCTCTAAAGAGCAACTCATCGTAGTCGCCAGTAGCATTCTCGACATTATTTGTGCTTATGTCGAAGACTCCCAAGCCAGAGAAGAAATTGCCGAAAAGATTGCCATTCTTCTCGAAGAGAAATCATGACTCCACTATCCCAAATCTCCAAGACGGCAATGAGCCAGATAATGGAACATGCAGATTCTTGCTTGATTCTTATCTCCGCTAGAGACGAACAAGGTCAGTCTATTAGCATTTACCGGCATGGCGGTAATTTTTATGCTTGTCGTGGCGTAGTTGCCGAATGGCTTGAAACCCAACAGAGTCGGGTAAGTAAACATATTTTTAAGGATGAAGACTAGGTGCTACGCACTTAGTATCAGAAGTCTGGAGCCTAACTTGTTAGAAGTATTTTCCAAAACTCTCACGCAAGGGCTTACGCGCCGCAGCATACAGCGAGCAAGTAAGTGGGCGGAGAACTATCGCGTGATGGCCGGACAATATCCCGGTCCTTGGTCTTTTAAATTCTATCCTTGGACGAGAGAGATTCACGACTGTAAATCCGAACTCATCATCAGTCAAAAAGCGGCCCAGATGGGTCTGACCGAAGCTGTTCTTAACATCGTCTTATTTAAAATGGATGTTGAGCGAGTGGACTGTCTCTATGTTCTCCCTGCCAAATCGCCTGATGCGACTGACTTCAGCGCGTCTCGTTTCGACCCCGCTATTGAACTCTCACCGCATTTAACCAACCTTTTTTCTGATGTTAAAAACGTCGGTCATAAGAGAGCAGGGGCAGTCAGCCTTTATATTCGTGGCTCTAAATCTAAATCCGGTTTGAAGTCTATTCCGGTTGGTAATGTTACTTTGGACGAAGTTGACGAAATGCCAAAAGATAATATTCCTTTGGCTCTTGAGCGCATGGCCGGACAGATTAAAAAAACAACTCAGATCATTTCGACTCCGACTATCGGCAATTTTGGCATAAATAAATTTTACTTGGAAAGCACTCAGGAGCATTTCTTTTTTAATTGTCCTTGTTGCGGGCGTATAACCGAACTAACTTTTCCTGAGTGTTTGGTTGTGACTGCCGACGACATAAATGACGAGCGTATTAACGAGTCACACTATAAATGTAAAGAGTGTCACGGAGTCCTGCCACACGAGACTAAAGAGGACTGGCTTTCTAACGGCGCATATATCGCCCAGTTTCCGGGACGCGACAGTCGTGGATTTTATATTAATCAGCTTTACTCTTTCTCCAAGACTCCGAAAGAGATAGCTCAGGCATTTTTACGAAGCGAGCGTAATCCTGCCGCCGCACAACAATTTTATAACAGTATGCTTGGCGTCCCCCACTTAACAGAGAACGCCCGGCTAGATTTAAATATTGTAAATGGGCAACTTGGCGACTACTCGCTGACAAGTAAAGCCGAACCCGGCTTAATTACAATGGGAGTGGACGTAGGAACAAACTTGCACTATGAAATCACCCGCTGGACCACGGGTAAGACTCTTGAAGCAAAAGTTTTAAGAATCGGAAAAGTTTCTAATTTTGAAGAACTTGACGAATTGATGGTTCGATACCGCATCGTTAGCTGCGCGATTGACGCAAACCCAGAAAGACGTAAGGCACTTGAGTTTGCGCATCGGTTCCGTGGCTTAGTTAAGCTTGTCTTTTATGGTAATAACGCTGCTGGCAAAGAAATTATGTTTTCTGGCGACCAGCCTACTGTTACTGTCGATAGAACTTCGTGGCTTGACTTGTCTCTTGGAAGATTTTTTAGAAAAACTATTTTAATTCCAAAGGACACTCCGCACGAATACAAGCAACACCTTTGCGCCCTTGTTCGAGTTTTAAATGAGGACTCTGATGGAAACCCGGTGGCAAAATATGTTAATACTGACGATGATCACTATGGCCACGCCAGAAACTATTGTGAGATAGCTTGCGCCTTGGCTGAAAAATACACCAGTAGCAGAACGATAAGTAGGATTTAATAATGGCTAATCACCCTAAATATCTCCAGTGGCTTACTGACTACGAGAAATTCCGTTTAACAATGGAGGGTGGGCCGAATTTTGTCACTCGATATTTAATAAAATTCTCTGACCGAGAGACTGAAGTTGATTTTACAGAGCGCAAGAAAGTAACTCCTTGTGCGGCTTATGCTAAATCAGGGATTCGTGAGATTGCCAACTCGATTTTTCAGAGAATTTCTGATGTAGTTAGAGTTGGGGGATCAAAGAAGTATCTGGAAGCTATTTCCGGCGTTGATGCTCGCGGTGTTGACTTAACTGGCAACACAATGGAAAGCTTTATTGCTTCAAAAATTCTCTTAGAACTCCTTTCAATGGGCAAAGTTGGCGTTTTCGTGGACATGCCAGCTATCTCTGATTTTCCTAGCCTTTATGAGACAAAAGACATTCGCCCATATATTTATACTTATTCAGTTGAGCAGATTTTAAATTATGCATACGATGAATTTGGTCGTCTGAAAGCACTCCAATTAGAACAATGCTCTTATGATTATGATCTAATCGGACTCCCAATTTCTACAAAAACTTCTATTAGAAAGATTTTTAAATCAGACGACGGGAAGGTTATTGTAGAAAGCTACTCTTCTGGAGCAGAAGATACGGCTGAACAAAGGATTTTGGATATTCCTGAAATCCCTTTTATAATTCTTGAGTTACCTGATTCGCTTTTAGTAGATGTTGCTGATTATCAAATTGCTTTAACTAATCTTATTTCATCCGACATTTATTATGGCATCAAGGCGAATTTTCCATTTTATGTTGAAGAATCGGATAATCGTTCAATCGCTCGTTACATTGCTGAATCAGAGAATGAAGCTTTTGAAAACACTGATTCTGAGAGCAAAACTGCTGTTGGTCCGATGAAAGGCCGACAGTATGCCCAAGGAACAAATAAGCCAGACTTTATTCATCCTTCTAGTGAGCCTTTAAAAGCTAATATGGAGAAGGAAGAGCAGATGAAGCGAGAGATTCGTAATCTTCTTCATCTAGCTGTCCAGAATTTACAGCCTGTTAGAGCGTCGGCGGATTCAAAAGACAAAGACGTATCGGGGCTAGAGGCAGGATTATCACGAATTGGTCTTGAAATCGAAAGATTTGAGAATAAATTTGCTGATTTGTGGTCAGGCTATATGGACGAAGAGGCTGCCGAAGTTAGATACCCTAAAAGGTATCAGTTACAGACTGATGATGATCGTTTAAATCAAGCTAAGGAGCTTCAAAAGTTACAAACTGCTGCTAGTTCGATGACTTATCAACGAGAAGTTTCAAAAAATATAGCAACAATGCTTCTTGGGCATAAAATTAGCGAAGACACTCTTGAGAAAATTAAAAAAGAGGTTGACGCAGCCGAGGTTGTTAATGTCGACACTGACGTTATTCACCAAGACCTCGAAAATGGTATTCTTTCGCGTAAAACGGCAGCCAAAGCTAAGGGATACCCTGCAAGTGAAGTAGAGACTGCCCAAAAGGAACACACGGAACGACTTAAACTCATTCAAATTTCTCAAGCACCCGGTGGTGGTGCGGCTAGAGGCATTAACGACACTAGCCCTGATCCTTCTAAAGAAGCAAAAGAGGAAAAGAAGGTAAATAAAGATGAACCAAAAGACACTGATAGAGGGGAAGGCAAATAATGAGCTTTAAACCCATACAGATCAATACTTTTACAGGCTCTGTTGACGCCTTGATGAGAACTGAGGGCCGTTTCTCTTTTGTAACAATGGTCCTTACTGCGCCCGCCAATTTTGTAGCTTTTTTCATTGTAGCCGATGACAGGTTCGACGGGGTAGTTAAAAATATTATGGTTGATTTAACTAATTTAGATAGCCCTCCGTCTTTTCCAACATTTTTTCGGCTTCATTCTCAATCGGAAGGTTTTGGACATTGTTTCCCACCTGAGCTTATTATACCAATAGTCGAAATTCCAAATACTGAGCAACAAGTTTTTATAAATACTGGACAGTTTCACGCCCAAAATATTTTGATTCAGGTTGATGGGTTCGTTACCGGCGGACAACTAAGACTTAATTTTATGGTGGAGAGACCAAGATGATGACAACATTAGGCACAATCAATGAAGTCATTAACGAAAAACGATTTCATAATATTTTTGATTTTGAGCTTATTCCTGATGGCAATGGAGACGTGCAAGGAGAGTTATTTGACTCTCGGCTATTTGGGGATATTGTCCAGATTGAAACCTGCGAAGGCCAAGATAATCCCCCTCCAGATGTTTGGACTTTAAATGTTTCCGGCAATAAAACTAGCGCAAACATTTTTACGATTTTAGAAAACGGAGGTTTGGACCTTCTTATTATTAATCCGGGTGACGTGTTTTTTAGGTCGAGAGGTCTTTACAGTTATGCTCTTGACGGGTCTTTAAGAATTGTCGCAAATTTTACTAATATGGCCGGAATGGTTAAAACCTATGTTAGACTTGTTGTGGAGAAAGCATGAGTGCTTACCTAACAGCAGCCGAGGCAGATATTTATTTTGCCGACCACTTAAACGCCGGATTGTGGCTTACTGCTACGACCAGCGATAAGGATAAAGCTTTAGCCATGTCAACTAGGCTAATTGATACTTTAAATTATAGGGGGAGTAAAACTGATCCTGATCAGGAGAATCAATTTCCACGCGGAGAGAATAGCTATACTCCGCTAGAAGTTGGTTGGGCCTGTGCTGAAATCGCACTAAGATACTTAGAAGGCTTCAATCCAACAAAAGAACGTGAAAATCTTGTCGTTACTAGCGAACGTATTGACTCTATTAGCTCCAGCTATGATGGAAAGTATAAGGAACAGTGGCGCATGTCAGGTGTTCCATCTATTGAAGCTTGGAACTATTTACTGCCATTTCTGGCAGGAAAAACTACCATAAGCTTTTTAAAAGCTTAAAGGGGCATTAAGATGTTTTTTAAATCAAATTACTTCACTTGGAAACTCTGCTATGAAGGTGAAGGCGATCCGGGTAGCGGCGGCAATCCTGATCCAACAAAGGAAAAGAAATTTACTCAAGACGAAGTTAATAGTCTATTAGCTAAGGATAAGCGAAAACTCAAAGAGGATAACGAGAAATTGACTCTTAGCCTCAAAGAGATGCAAGAAAAATTCGCTGGCAATCAGGATGTCGTTAATGACCTCCAAGGCAAAATAGATGAGATCGAAAACAAGAGTAAATCAGAGGTAACTCTGATAAAAGAAGAAAATGACAAACTTAAAAAAGCCCACCAAAAAGAAAAAGAAGATTTACTAAAAGAACGTGATGGCTATCACAAGCTTTTCACGGACCATAAGATTGAAACTGAAATTATGGCGGCAGCTATTAATGGGGAAGCATTCTCACCGATGCAAGTCCACACGCTGCTTGCGAACAAGGCAAAATTGAATAAGAAGGAAGATGGCTCGTTTGCTGTTGAAATTGAATTCAATGAAATCAAGGACGGTCAGACCCAAAAGTTAATTTTGAGTCCGACTGAAACCATTAAGAGAATGAAAGAGACTCCAGATATTTTTGGTAATCTTTTTAAGTCTGGTGTGAAGGGCGGCGTAGGCGGCGGCAATTCAACCGACGGAAAAGTAAACTTAAATACTGTAGTCAGTGATCCCGCGAAATATCGGGAAAACAGAAAACAAATCCGAGACACGGTAGGTGTAAAATGAAGCCTGTTGGTTATTTTATCTGGAAACTTGCTTACGATAATAGCTTGGACGCTTTCAATCCTGAGCTTTGGGCGCAGGAGTCTTTGGCTATTCTCGAAGAGAATATGGTCATTGGAAGTCTCGTTCACCGAGATTTTGAAAATTTGATCGCCCAGTTCGGCGATGTTGTTAATACCCGAAGTATTGGTGAGTTTACCGCCAATCGTAAGGATGATCGCTCGGATGTGACTGTTCAGAACGCTAACGCGACTAACATTCCTGTCCCTCTCGATCAGCACTTGCACACGTCGTTCCTTATTAAAGACGGCGAGCAGAGCAAGTCATTTAAAAATCTGGTCGAAGAGTATCTTCAACCGGCTGTGCTTTCAATCGCACAAATGGTTGACAAGATTCTCCTTGGTCAACACGCTCAGTTCCTTGAGAACATGGTTGGAGAGTTTGGTAACTTCTCTTCGACGAATGCCAAGGAGCAGATTCTTGAGCTTCGCGAGAGGATGAACATCAATAAGGTTCCGATGAACGGTCGTTTCCTTATTTTAAATCCTTCGGCTGAGACAGACATCTTGGCTGACGACGCATTTACCGATGCAGATCGGGTTGGCGATCAAGGCACGGCTCTCCGCGAGGCGTCTCTAGGTCGTCGGCTTGGATTTGATATGTTCATGTGCCAGAATATGCCGTTTCCGACGACGGGAACGACAACGGCTGGTTCCTCTGATGCTACGGCGGCAGCCGGGGATAATGTTGTCCCGGTTGCAGCGGCTGGCGACGAAACGATTGGTCACTGGGTGGTTATTGGTGGTGACCAGATTCCTCGTCGTGTTTATGCGGCCACGGCTGGCGTGGATATTAGTGTGTATCCGGCATTGCGCGAGGCTTTGGCCGCGTCAACGCCTATTACGCACTACACCCGCGCACTTATAAATCAGCCGACGGCTTCCTTGGATGCCGGTGGAACGGCAACGGCTTCTGGCTATCGTCTTGGATGGCACGGAGCGATTGCTTATGATGGCGGCCCGACTATTTACGTCGGTCAGCTTATCACGTTTGGTATTTTGGCGACAAGTCCGACACTGGTGGCGGCACAGCACGTTTACACTGTTGTTGCAACCGGATCGGGATCATTTACGCTTGATCGTCCGCTTGTTACGGCGATTGCTGACAACTCGACCGTTAATCCCGGTCCTGCTGGTGGCATGAACCTTGCCTTCGTGAAGCACGCGATTGCATTCGTAAGCCGTCCGTTAGCTCTCCCTATGTCTAACGCCGGTGCGCGAGCCGCAGTTGCTAACTTCAATAACCTCTCAATCAGGGTCTGCATCACTTATAATGGCACGAAGCAGGGACATCTTGTCACTGTTGACATGCTCTGCGGTGTCAAGGCTCTTGATTCTAATCGTGGCGCGTTACTCCTTAACTAAAAGGAGGGGAGGGTGGCCCTTAAATGGGCCACCCAAACCCTAAATGTTATTTTTAGCAAACACAATCTACTCACTTAAAAGAAGATACGGAAGTAGTCTTACTTATCGTTCATTCGTGTCCAAAACTCGTGATTTAGATACCGGCGCAATCGCGCAGGTTTGCTTCTCAATTAATATTAGGTTGGCCCTTATATTCCCTGAGAAAATGGCAAGACAATTTATTTATGATCTTGCCTATGTCGCCGCAAATAAGAATTTTACTTATGGCGGATTTTTTGACTCAAAGACACAATTGATTGCTCTTGATTATATTGATTTAGGTTTAGTCGAGCCAAAAGTTGACGATCACGTTATTTTAGGTAATGAGCGTTTTGAAGTTAAAAAGGTCGTTGATTATCCAGAGGACCGAGTAGCCCTAATAATCGTCGAAAGATTAGAAAATCAAGTTGGACAAGGCAACTCCAATATCATTATTTCGCCTGACTTGTCACCGGATTTGGCTTGGGGTGAATCGGCTGGCGACACTATCAATGTAGGGCATTTAATTTTTGCAAATGGGCAAGATTTATATTTAGCCTCAGAGGATGACCGCGATAGGCCAGCAATGGGAATCGTTACAAATATAGCTAATGGAAAAATATATCATACTCGAAATAATATTGTGAGAAATCTTACAATTTTAGGGGCACCAAATATTGATTATAAAGACATTTATCTTGGGGTAGCAGGCGGAATGACATTTGATAGGCCAGAGAATGAACTTACTCAAAAAATCGGATTTGTTCTTAAGGAGAACTTGGATGCGACATTTGATGTTATTGTTAACATCACTGATAACATTCTTGCCGCTTAATCTTTATTCGGGCGAGAATGTTATTTTGATAAAAGACCCTCGTTTCACGAGTGCGCGATCTAATGTCGTTGCTTCTGATAGTTCGACTGTGCCCAGTTATATCAGAGTTGATAAAATTTATCTTGGCGGGAATGAGTTAGAATTTGACGATATTTTAACTACAGCCGCAATTTTCTTAGTTAATGTTGAGGATTTGTCAACTCTGGGAGCGAGTGGAACTGCGCCTATTAGCGATGGCGCAGGCAATTTAACAATGACTCCGGTTTACTCTCAGAGCCAATCGAACAGCTTGTATCTTTTAAAAGCCGGCGATACTGCGACTGGTCCCCATACATGGAATTTTTCTGCATCCGGTGGGAATAAATACTTAACTTTAAACGGAGCCAGCGGCAGCTATAAAGTTGGATTTCGTATTACTAATTCCTCTATTCCTAGCTCTGATATAGTCTTTGAAATGACAACGGACGGAACTTTTCAAATTGTTAATACTTTAATGAAGCCCATGACTTATAACCAAAATATTTGGGCACTAGGCGGTTTAGATCTCGGAACTACTCTGGGGTCAATAACCATTAAAAAAGATTTTATTAATAGAATTGCATTTAGAGATTCGACGCATCTAAGCGACGTTATATTAGACGACATGTTAAACACCGATGTGCTAATTTCAACAATTGATGATAACTCTATTGGTTCGGCGGCAGTTAGGACTTATCAGCTACAAATGAGCGGTATAAGTAAAAATGACCCAATGTTTAAAACTACAGACGGTTTTACCGTTTTCGAGATTGGTCAGGATAATTCCGCCACACCAGATATTCCAATACTTCATATGGGCGGGACTCAGATTTTAGATGGCCGACAGGTTGACATAGATGACACTGCAGATAGCATTAAAATTAATGGGAACATGGTGACACTTAATAATATATCTGGCGGCGCACTAACTTTAGGAAATAGCCCAACCGAGTTGCTTTTTGATATGGATTCAACCGAACTCTCGGATAACAAATTTGAGTTTTATGTTTTTAATACTTCTGATCCGGTTACTATTAAAGATTACACCAATTCGATCTCAAATAATAATTTTGACAACAGCGGCATTGATTACATATTAGAAGAAGCAACACTTACCCATTTTTGGTTCGATGGGACATTTATTAAAATTGTTAAATATACTATTGACGCCACTGAAGTTCCTCTTAATGCAATAACTCAATTAACTGGTGATGTTACTGCCGGACCGGGAAGTGGTTCTCAGGTTGCTACTATTGCGGCCAATTCTGTAAGTAATTCAAAATTAGCTGATGTCCCTACAGCGACTTTTAAAGGACGAACAACTGCGGCTACTGGCGACCCGGAAGATTTAACCACAGTTCAAGCGAAAACTCTCTTAAATTTAATGGGGACGAACACCGGCGACCAAACGAGTATTGTTGGAATTACAGGTTCGCTTGCAGAGTTTAATGCCGCTTTAACTGGCGCAGACTTTGCAAGCGGGGGTGGCACAGCAACTGGGACTAATACAGGGGATCAAACAATAACTTTAACTGGTGCGGTAACTGGGAGTGGCACTGGGTCATTTGCAACAACTTTAAGTTCTGGAATTGACGCAATCAAGATAGCCGGTGGCGGAGTTACTTCCACCGAGTTTGATTATTTAAGCACGATTACTTCGGACGTTCAAACCCAGATTAATGGAAAACAACCCTTAGATTCTGAATTGACGGCCATCGCCGGTCTTATTTCTGCCGCCGACAAACTACCTTATTTTACTGGAAGTGGGACGGCAGCTTTAACTGATTTAAGTGCTTTTGCTAGGACATTTTTAGACGATGCTGATGCGGCAACAGTTCGAGCTACCATTGGGGCTGGAACTGGGAATGGAACCGTTACTAATGTTAGCGGAACGGCCCCGATTTCTTCGACTGGCGGAGCGACTCCCGATATTTCATTAAATGATGACGGAGTGACATTTGCTAAAATTCAAAATATAGTGACTGATTCTTTAATCGGAAGAGACACTGCAGCTACTGGCGACCCCGAAACTATTCTTTTAAATACCACTCTTTCGATGGATGGTAGCGGAAATCTTCAACGGGCAGCTTTGGCTGGGGACGTAACTGCCAGTGCTGGAAGTAATGCACTGACTATTGCAAATGATGCAGTGACTAATGTTAAAGCGGCAGATATGGCTGCCGATACAATTAAAGGTAGAGCTAACGGCGCAGGAACTGGCGACCCAACAGATTTAACAGCAGCACAGGTCAAAACGATTTTATCGCAAACTCCAGGAGATTTCACTCCAACTGTTAGCACAACGGTCAATGTTGATAGTAGTTCGGCCATCGGAAGCTATTTTACCAGAAATGGTGTTTACGTTGAATATTATTTTACGGTAACAGTTAATTGCACGAACACAAACACTAATACGAGTTTTGAAATAAATCTACCTGTTGCATCTAATTTTGGTGCTGTAGTAGATGCAAAAGGTTCGGCCACTAGACGGGCATCAACTACTTCATTCGGAGCTTGTGCAATTACAGCGGTTATTGCAAATGACACAATTAAAATTGAATTCCAAAGCGGATCAAATGGCGATAACGTCGTAAGCGGCGTTGCCATGTATAAGGTGATTTAAATGAAAAAAATTCTACTATTACTTCTATTATCGGCAAATTGTTTTGCTGAAATAACTTCTGACCTTCTTCCGTTTTTTAGGTGCGATCTTGAATCAGAACGGTCGGCATCTTGGCCGGAAGGAAGTATAGTTTTTTGCGCGGACACAGGAAAAACTTACAGATTAACAAATTCTGTATTCTATGACATGGCCAATGCAGTCGATAGTAAAGCATCGGTAGGTTTAGGAGATGTTGATAATACGTCAGACGCAAATAAACCTGTTAGCTTGGCACAGCAGGCGGCTTTAAACTTAAAAGCTAATATGTCTGACAGTCTTCCCGGCATTACAAGACAATGGTATATTCAGCAACAGGCTGGTGCAATTTCAACGATAGCGGTAGGGATGATAACTCCGACAATCAATGGCACTGGAACTGTATTTGAGTCGGCGACCGGCCAATTTATTAATTTTGCATCCGCAGCAATGATTAATAGGGACGCAGGTTGGATTTCTTCGGCATTTACACAAGTTCAAAGACGACAAACCCCGATATGGGAATGTCGAATGAGAACTGGGGCTTTAGCTGCTGACCTTATAGACGCAAGAATCCATTTCGGTCTTTTTAGTGCAAACCCAAGTGCAGCCTCACTTTTAGTTGCAACTCATGGCGCAGAATTTAGATATGCTACCGATATTGATGGCACGGCTTTTTGGCGTTGCGTTACGAGCGACGGAACTTTACTTACAACAACTATTACGACTACCCCCATAACGATAGACACAAACTATGTTTTAAAAATAGACATGTCTGACACGGGCCAAGTTGTTTTTTCTATAAACGGAGTTATCGTAGCTACCCATACGACAAATTTGCCAAGCCTGACACAATCTCTAGGACACGCTGAGACTATTAGAAATATATCAGCGGGGGCGCACAATATCAGACTAAGCAGGCTTTTTGTTTCTCAATTATAAAAGGAAAGAAGGTGACGACGCATGAAAGCGGACGTTTTACTCTTATCTCTAATGAATGGATCAGGGGCTGCTGAATATACGGTTCAGTTTGTGACAGACAGTTCTGATCCGGCATCCGGTGGCCTTAATGTTTCTGTTCCTTACGGTCAAACAGAATCACAGCAAGCTACTACGATTAAACAAGGCGTGGTGGACTATATTAATGGCCTTGTAGGTGCAGGCACAATCTCAGTTAATGACGTGAGATTAGTATAATAACAGTTAGTGCGGATAATAAACTGTCCGCACTAACTTAATAAAACTGCGAGGAAAAGATGTATCAATATAAAGCATTAGTTCTTCGAGTTGTGGACGGGGACACTTATGATGTTGCTGTTGCTCTCGGCTTTACGGTCAATGTAACAATTCGCATTAGATTAAAAGGAATTGACTGCCCAGAAACTTTTAATGCCAAAACTCCAGAAGAGAAGGAAGCCGGGTTGAAAACGACAGAATTTGTAAAAAATTTAATAGGTGGGCAAGTTATTACACTTCGATCACACAAGATGGCCGTTTATAATCGCTATGAGGCCGATATTACAATGGAAGATGGCCGAGATTTGGCAACGGTAATCAAAGAGGCTGGCTTTATAAAAGTCATATTTTAAATATAGAGAGAAATCAAATGGATGCACAGACCTCACTTAACCTAGATGCTACACTAATGGACTTTTTAAAAGTCATTGGTATGCTTATTGCTAATTTTGGCTGGTCAGGAACTGTGCTACTCTTTATTTTTGTTTGCTGGAAAAATGGCTGGAAACTCCCTTGGAATACGGGCGGCCAGACTTTGAAAGGCGAAAACTTAATTAATGTAGTTGATATGGAAACTCGCTTACTTAAAAGAATAGATGACGTTTACAAAAAGCTCGCCGATAAGATAGATAGAAGGGCAAACGAGCAAAAAGAAATATTTAAAAAACATGAAGAGCAGGACGAAAAGCATTTTGCAGGTATTTACGACGAGTTGAATGCTTCTGGAAAATCATTAGCCAAGATGGAAGGTCGCTTAGAGGAAATGGGCAGCTAAATGATAGACGAACGACTAAGTCGCTGGATTAAACAATCATTTCTGAAAGAATTGGTTCCAATTCTTACGGCCACCTACCCTATGTTTATTGAGGGGGAGTATCGAGATACTAATCAAGTTCCTAATTTCTATGAATTTAGACTTGATGGGCCATTTATAAAAGTTCTGCACAAAAATAATTATTTTATTGAAGTTGAGCTTAATATTCTAATTCAGGCCGCCATAGCCAATGACATGTATATCGTCGAACGAATGTCCGGTCCAGTCATTACCAATTTGGATCGAGACTTCGAGATATTAAAGCACGCAGATGGTGAAGCTTTTGTATTTTGTATGTCGCCTAAATCTGGACCAAGGGAGGCACTTAAACAATCGAATTTTGGACAACCTGATGTAATTTTGAAATTTCAGCAAACGTCCATTGAAGCGCACTATGTCGGCTACTATGAAGGAGTTTAAAAATGGCCGTTATTGACCTTAAAAATGTCACGATTAGAATTAGAGACGGTGGCACTCAAGGAATGGGCGCAGTTAATCATGCGGGTAGCACGCAGGTTGACGGCGTTAGTTCTGGAACAGCCGGTGTCAATACTCTCACTATTGATGCTTTGCCCGCGAAGAAATTTAAAGGGCAGAAATTCAATATTGAGAGCGATACAACCGATTATTACCTTACGGAAGATGCGGCGGCAGCCGCAGTTGCTATCTTCTTTACTCCAGCACTCGCACTAACTATCAGCGTAGACAAGGATATTGTCTGGGCTTCTGGCTATGCTGCGGGCGTTAGTAAAATGATTGTTGATGGATTCTCTTCCGAACTCTCGGTTGGGGACACGATTAATATTCCGGGGTCCATTGTTACCTTCTTGATTATTGCTCAGGATAATGCGACAACTCCTACCGAAATCGAACTCGACACGGCTATTGACGTTGATGTGGCTGATAATGCCGTCTTACTTTCAAGTCACTTGCCGGAAGAGATTGAAGTTAAAATAGGTGAGGGCAACTTAACCTATTCGGAGAAGAAGGAATATGAATATAAACTTGATCGTGGAGCCTTGGATACCGTCCGTGAAGGCGACGAACAACCTATGGATGTCAGCTTTGACTTCCAGTGGGAGTTCCTTAAAGCTGGATCAGGCGATACGGTTCCTACGGTCGAGGAAGCTATTAAGGGCATTGGCTTAGCAGCCGATTGGCGTTCAACGTCAGACGATTCTTGCGAACCTTATTGCGTTGATCTTATCCTTGAAAACGTCCCCGGCTGCGGTTCGGCTGGCTTGAGTGAAACAATCATTCTCCCTAACTTCCGTTGGGAGACATTGGACCATGACGCCCAAAATGGTAGCGTAAGCTGCTCTGGACGTTGCAATGCGAAGGAAGCGGTTCTTGGCCGCGACATCTTGTAAGGAAGTGTTGATATGAAAATTCACGGACAAAAAGTTCCGGTAATTACTCCGATAGTCGTCCCGATTATCAGAGGCGAACAAACAATTTATTTAAAAGTCAAGCCAACTGACTGGCTACACTTTAACGCCGTCTGCCCCGAACCCACTCCGCCAAGTGTGGTTCGGGCAGGAGGCGAAAAGGGATTCGACTTTGCCGACGCGAAGTATTTAGAAAATAAGAAAAAGTATTCAGACGCCAAAAACGCTTGGGCATTTATTTGTGCCCTTTCAGCAACCGAAGATTTGCAATGGGAGACGGTAAATTTAAATAAGCCGGAGACTTGGGTATTATGGCAAAAAGAGTTACTTGAGTCTGGATTCCTTCAAACCGAAATTAACAGAATTACTCTAGCTGTCTTTGAGGTCAATCAGCTAGATGATGATAAAATTGAACAGGCAAGGAAATCTTTTTTAGCTTCAAGCCGATCAGAGGGAAAAAGCCAGTAATACCCAAAGGCAGAACTGCCAAATATGTAATCTGGTCGGCCTGCGAGAGATTTAGAATACGACCTTGGGAGTTTGATGAGTTGGATTTAGAAACTCAGAGCGACCTAATCGCTTATAATCAAATAAGAGAACGAGAGTCAGTCCCAGATGAAATTCAGCGTAAAATATAGGGCCATCCAAATTGACAGAAAGAAAATACTTAAAAGTATTCACGATAAAGTTTCGGCTACTTTTCGAGAGGCAGTAAGAGAGTTTTATCGGGCGGCATTTGCATCAGTTCCAGTTGACACGGGTATGGCTCGTGGCTCTCTTATTCCTCTCGGACGGGTTGTAAGAAATGTTCCGACCACAATATCCCCTAAACGATCTAGACCATATGCCATGAAGGGTTATCCTGACGGTAAGACTTTAGAAGCAGGAATTGATAGAGGACAGGCTGCTTTTAAAATCAATATTTCGCCCGGCAAGTATGAATTCAGTTATAATATTCGGGTGAAGCACTGGATAATAAATGAAAGAAAATTAGGGTGGGATGCACTAGGTAGAGGACGGTTAGCCTTTAAAGCCAAGATTAAAGAGAGCAGAGTGGCGAGCGAAGTCTTAAAGATTCTCAGGGCCGGAGTCAAGAGGAAGTAACATGGCAAGCGAAGAAGAACTGCTAGTTCTGGGCATAGAAACATTCGGCGCAGTTAAAAGCCTCGACGAGTTTATAAAAGCTCTTGAGGACGTGAATGAGTCTATTTTTAGATTACAGAAAACTACGGTAGAGGTTAATAAAAAGGGCGAGCAGTTTATCACGACGACCGGAAGATTAGTTAATTCTCAAAAAGACTTAGTTATTACCGCTCGGAAAGTCGAAGAGGGATTTGACCAGATAACTACTAAGATAGTAGAGAACATTGCCGCAAATGAAAAAAGCGCACAACAGCTAGAAGAGAATGCAGCTAGAGCCGAAGTTGCCGCAGACAAACAAGCCAAAGCAGTTATTGAAGGAATAGATAGAGAACTTGAAGCAGAAAAGAGAGCTGAAAGAGAAAGAGTTAAACTCGCAAACGCCGAAAGTAAGGCAGATCAAGAAAGGCAAGATCAGCTTGAAAGAAATTTAAAAGAAGAAGAACGCATTAGGAATGAGGCTCAAGCTAATCAGGAGAGACGCGGAGAAGTTCAAACTTTTAGAGATTTTGCTGGAACTAATTTAGCCGCTCCGGGAGCGGAAATTCAGGCCAAGCAAGCAATATCTCCAATTGAAAAACTTTTATTTGAAGGTAAAACCAGTGCCGCCGAAATACAGCGGATATATGCTCAGGTCAATCAGAATATATTCAACGAGACCACTGAGACAAATAAGAAAATCGAGTCAGCACTAAAGCAATCACTGTTAATTCAGCGAGACGCGCACGACTCATATGTAGATGCTAGACTTGCTAATGAGGCCGAGATAACTAAAAATATTGAGATTGAAACGAAGAAAAGACTCAGAGCCGATAGAGACAGTGAATTGCGGGCGCAGAGAATTCAAGACGAGAACGAAGAAGTTCAAAAAGCTAGAGATAAAATTGCCGCAACTGCTATTGGTCCATCGCCAACAGTCCCACTTGAAAAAGGCTTAAGAGAGTCAAATAAACATGCACAAGCATTAGCCGGAACTTTATTTACAATTAAAAGGCTCTTAGTCTTTGATATTGCTGGACGAGCTATTGCTAATTTTAGTCAAGCCTTGAGGCAAAGTGTCACCGACGCCGGGGAATTTACTCAAAAAATAGCTGAAATCACAACTATCACTACGCAGGCCGAACTGTCATTCTCACAAGCCAGAGACGGGGTTTTGGCTCTGTCAAAGCAATTCGGCGCACCGGGAACAGAAGTAGCCATTGGCGCGTATGAGGCACTTTCTAACCAAGTAGTTGAATCGTCACAAACTTTTGATTTCTTACAGGACTCACTTAAATTTGCGGCGGCAACTGTTTCAACATCCTCCGATGCCGTGGATATTCTCTCAGCCGCAATTAAATCTTATGGATTAGAAGCCTCTGATGCTGAACGAGTTAGCGGAATATTATTTAAAGGTATTGATTTGGGTCGTTTTAGGGCAGAAGATTTAGCCAATTCTTTAGGAACTGTAACTGTCCAAGCTAATGTCTTGGGAGTAAATTTAGAGGAAGTTACGGCAGCATTGGCAGTTTTAACAACTCAAGGTATTTCACCTTCGGTGGCATTGACTCAGCTAAGAAACGTTTTCCAAAAACTTATTAGACCCTCTGTTGCATTAAAGGAACTACTTAGAGATTTAGGGTTTGAGTCTGGCCAAGCTGCCTTACAAGCCCTTGGGCTTGGCGGGTTCTTAGCCGTTCTGGATGAGAGAACGAAGGGCGCAGCGGGAGAACTTGGAGAGCTATTACAGGATATTAGAGCCATTAATCCGGCTATTGCTCTAACAGGCAAAGGACTGGAACAATTTAATTCAAATTTAAATGAAATTAACTCCGACGCAGGTAGGGCATTTAACGAAGCAGTAAATAAGACTTTAAATAATTCTGGAAAGCAACTCCAAATTGAACTTAATAAAGTCAAGCTTCTTTTTCAAGAAACCTTTGGTCGCACAACTCTCGAAGCAATCGTTTCGATTTCTAGAACAGTGGGCGGTTTAGATGTAATCGTCGCTGCCCTTACAAAAACTCTGGTTGCCGGAGCAATAGCTTGGGCAGCCTACGGAGTGGCCGCATTAACAGCCGTTAGGAACACTGGAACTGGATTGACTGGAATTCAATCTGGCTTGAGGGCAATTAGTATAGCAGCCAACACAACAGTCGGCAGCATTTTAGCTATTCCTGCGGCGATAGCCTCAGTTGCATTTGCAGTAACTGAGATTAGTAAAGCCTTAGAAGAAACAACTTCTAACGCAGCAGAGAAATTAAAAGCCTTTCAGACCATTGACAAGAGAAAAATTGAGCAAGATATTACCCAAGTCAAGAAAATCTATAACGACGCTACAGAAGATTTATCTCGAACAGTTCTACAGGCTAATGCAAAGACTAATGCAGCCTTAGAAATCTTTAGTAAATTAGTAGGTAATGGATTTGAAAGAACTATAAATTCAGCTAGTAATGCTTTGGAATTGATGGCAGCTAATCTTAAAGAAGAAATTTCCGACGCTGAAAGTTTAATTAAATCTCTTGAAACGAGCATTGAGAACAGTGAAAAGCGAATAGCAACTTTAGCTAAAAGGGTAAGAGAGGCTGCACTTGAACAAGGAATCACACAAAGTCAGAGAGCAGCCAATGTAACTATTGGCAAGAATGAAGAAGCTGTTCAAGTAGCTCAAAATCAAGCACAGGAAGAAGCCGACGCAAGAAGAGATATACTTTTAAAGGAAGAGAAAGACCTTCAAAATCAACTACAGTTGATCCAATCTGATGCAGACGATCCTCAACAACAGCAAAAACTTGCGGATATACAAGCGCAATTAGGGGAAAATTCACAGAGACTATTAGAAATTGACAAGGAACTTGCTGCCGAACAAAAGTCTATAGCTGAAGACGCCGCAGACGCAAAAATAAAAATAACGGCTCAAGCTAATCAAGAAATATTTGACTTAAATCAAAAACAAGTCCGTGACCTCAGCGAACAGGCGCAAGAGGCTTTTGAGGGTGGCGATTTTAGTCAACTACTTTCAGATATTTTTCAAAAGAAGGCCGAGGGCGCACCCCTTTCGGCGCAAGAAATTACAGACCAGTTTAAGGACATATCGGAATCATTCGAGGCAGGCATTGATTTAACTAATGAAAATCTAGCTTTGCTTGATAAGACAATTCCAGAACTTCAGAGCCAATTTGATGCCGCCTCGGAACTTGCATCAAAAGACCAGACTGTAGCCAATATTCAACGAAGAGATCAGGCCGAGGAAAATTTAAATCAAGCACTCAGAACCCGTCGAAACTTAACAGAGGAATTACAACAAAAAGAAATCGAAGCAGCCGAAGCTAAGAGACAAATCGAGGACGAGGCGAAAATTAATTTAGATAATCTGGTCACAAAGCAAGGTGAGCTAACAGCAAGTCTTAAAGAGCAGAATGATCTACAAGCTGAAATTGAGAAATCCCTCAAGCAGCAAGAAATCTTGTCGAACACTATTCTGGAGAAATACAAACAAGCTAATCAAGAAATAAAGGACATAGCAACTAACCTTAAAAACGCAGGAATCGGAGGTTCAGGCGAAGCTGTTCAAGCACTAACTTCGGCTGAGGGAGCCGTAACATCAAGAGACGCAACTAATAAAGCTCAAATCGAATCGTTCGAGAACACTCAAAAGATTCAAGAGAATCTTAACGCAATAAATGAGGCGCAGTCGGAGAGTATTAAATTTGCTGGTGAGGAAGCTATAGCCTTAAATCGGATTAATACGCAAAGAGAGGCTACCTTAAAAATAGCTAAGGAGATAGCTTTTGAAGCTGAGAGGGCAATTGAATCAGCAAGGGTTACAGGCGCAAATCTTGGTCCCGCATTTGAGGAACTAAAAGAATTGCCGGAAGCCGTTAATAACGCTTTCGATGCGCTGGCTCAATCCACATCGCCGGAAGAGTTTCAAGCTAATGTTGCGGCACTATCTGAAATTTTAAGTAGACCTGAATTAAAGGCCGGACTTGAAGCCGGTGGACTTGACCCCGGCCAGATTACAAGAGACACTGCAAAAAGTGCTAAAGAGGCCCAAGAAGCCAATGATGGCGCAGCCGGAGCGGTTGAGAGACTTGATAGAAATCTTCAAGAGTTAGCTAAATCTTCTCCAGAAGCTTATGCGGCGGCGATTCAATCTGCGACCGAACTACAAGGAATAAACACCAGCTTTGCTGATAAAGTAAATGAAACAAATGATAAGTTTGGGGAGATAGCAACTAAGACCGGAACTGAAATTCCAGAGGGAATTATTGCGGTAAATGATGCTTTAAATACGACCGCTAGTGATGGCTTGGAAACAGTTCTACAAAAAATGTTAGCAATACAGGCTGCCGCAGAAGCGACTAAAAAAGCGGTTGAGAGTATTGATTCTAATACGCCGACGCCTATACCAAGCCCGATTCAGCCACACTCTGGCGGATTTATTAATCACAAAAGAAATCTCATTTATAGGGCATTTGGTGGCACTTCAAGAGGGTCTGATAGAATTCCGGCGATGCTAACTCCCGGCGAATTTGTCATCAATTCTTTCAATACGAAAAGAAATTTGGACTTACTAAGAGCCATAAATAATGGGGAAAGGAACCTAAGTCATTATATCAATCCGGGTCTTTCGGACGCAAGAGCCAATAAGACTACGGCTGCCGCAAGTAATGTAAATCTTGAGTTCGGGGATATAAATATAAACGGATCGAATATAAATAATTCGCAGTTGGCTAATACTCTTATAAAAGAGATAAAGACTAAAATCCGGCGAGGGGAATTACGGCTATGAAATTGAAAGGTATTTATAAAATCACGCACAGGCGCGAAGGTAACATCATTAACGAGTTTGAAGACCATAATGATATTACCAACGAGGGACTAGATCAAATTCTCGATATTATGTTTAATGCGGCGGCACAGTTAGCTTCTTGGTTCATTGGGATGATTAATGGATCAGGTTTCTCGGCTGTTGCTAATACAGACGTAATGGCTTCTCATAGTGGTTGGACTGAATTTACAAGCTATGATGAAGCTAACAGAGTTGAATGGGCCCCAGATGTTCCGGCAACTCAGACTATTACCAATTCAGTTGGGCGAACTTTTACTTTTAATGCGACTGGGACGCTTCAAGGTATTTTTATTGCCAGCAATTCGACAAAAGGCGGCACGACTGGAAAACTCTGGTCAACTGCACTTTTTTCTCTTCCTGTTGGTGTCCTAGACAATGACACCATTGACATTACTTATACGGTGGTAGCGGCTCGTGGCTAATAGCAGTAGCAGTTATTACGGAATAGGGGTCTTTAAGCAAAGGCTTGGCCTTATGCTTAACGGCAATCCTATTAACTGGGTGACTGTTAAGTTTCGACACCTTTTAAAAGCAAAAAAGAGAACGGACCAAGAAGAATTAGAACAGACTGTTGAATTTACTCAGGATATTCCTGATGACCAATCAAGTATTTCTGGTTTCACCCAAATGGTTTCTGGGACTATGCGGGTGGCCAGAAGTAGTTCTAACCATAATTCTGAATTTACTCAACAACTAACAGCCATTCAAAGAACAACAGCTAAGAGCCTCACACAGACTTTAGAAAATTCTCAAGCCGTAGGTGGCACAGCGTCATTGGCAAAAACTTCTATCACTCACACTCTCGAATTAGAAGACGAAGGCGAAGCTGAGAGACAACAAAAAGGTGGGGTGTCATTCGGACAAGAAGTTAGCTTCTCTTTTCAAGGAGCTAGAAGCGGATTCGACTTCGTAAATTTAAAGCAGAGTCTCTTTGCTTTTTTAATCAGAAATGGACAAAAGGTTGGACTTAACTCAGCCATCGAAACACTAACATTTAATAAAACCAGAAAAATAACTTTTGAGGCTGGCATAGATACAGTTATTGTTACGGCCCCAGAATTAGGAAATAATGATTCCTTAGACCTTAATTCTTTTATAAGAGCGGATCGGAGTAATATTAGGAATGTTCGATCTGATTTATCTAGGCCCGAAATATTTACACTCGACTTTGAAATTAATACTTGTCATTTAACGGAGTTTACAGCATTTGAAGAAGCGCATCGCGGCGAGCTTATAACATTGACTGATTATATGGGGAGAGTTTGGGAAGGCATTATGGTTTTGGCTCCAAAAACTTTTATTAAGCGAGCAGAGTCCATTAACGTAGTTTTTGTCTGCAAGAGAATATCATGAAGATAATTATTAAAGCCCCATATCCTGAGTTTACAGAAATTATTGAATTGAATTCTCCAGATTTCAATAATACGGTAACTACCCAACCAGACAATTTCACTGTAAAAATTGCACAAGATGGAACTTTCTATACTTTCTCCAAACAAGTTTTTAAAACATATAATTTTTCTTTTGCGTCCGTTAAATTTTCCAACCTCGACAGATTATTTAAATTTCTTTTATTATTTAAAGAAGGCAAATTCCAAGTTGAAGGATTAGAAACGCAGCCATTGATCGGAGCATTTATTCTGGCTCCGGCGCAGATAACTTATCCTAGGCGCGACGAGGAAGGCCGAATCTCGGCTCAATTTATTGGACAATGAGAACAGTAACAGCCACAACCCTAGCTAATATTGGAGGCAAGGTTAATATCAAACCTGAGCTAATTGTTTCGATTGATTGGGGCGACCCATTCGGTGTTAGATATTACGGCGAGCGTTCCTTCTATCTAGGAAATTTATTTATTGAAGGCTCTTTATTACAAACGGGCCAACTTGTTAGTAATTTAAATGCTGAAAATGTGGCGTCTATTTCTTCTTTTAATTTTACCTTGGATTTATCTAAAGATGACGAGGACTCGGTATTAGATATTCTAGATGAGAACCCGCTTGAAAATCGCCCTGTAAGAGTTTATCAATATTTCAACGATCCGGCTTTTTTAGAATCAGATTTACTTTTACTCTTTTACGGCCGAGCGGAAGGCGAGAGCGTAATAACTCCAGTTAGTAAGACTATAAGTATTACTGCTTCCACCGCATCTTTAGATACTTACAATGTAGGACTAAAAAGAACGGAAGAGATAGAAAATCCGTTCATCTGTGAGTGGTTAGATATTCCTACTGCTCTTTGGAATTCTACCAGAGGCAATGAAGTTATTGTTAATCCTTCTTCCCTTTCCCCAGTTTACGAAACCAGAAAAGGTGTTGATAGCTTAATGCGTGATGGTGTTCCGGGATACATAAGCATACGCCTTAGAGATTCTTCGCCAACAGCAGGGGACTTAGCATATCGGGCCACAGGGAACAAGACTATTCCGGCTGGCCAATATAGTCTATTTTTAGCTTTTCAATATTTTGCTGAGAAGAATTATATTTCATATCCAGAAAGCGAATATCTTGCGCTGGTGTTCGATCCAACAACAAATTTTACAGGAACAGAAGCTTCAAGATTATTTGTTCCAATTAATTTCAGTTTAGAAAAAGATAAATGGCGCAGACGGAGGGTTAAATTTGACCTTGATGCGGATTTCACTTACCAATCTATGGGCTTTGCTATTTTAAGAGACGTTCCAGATAACCATTTTCTCATCGCGACAATTTCACTAGCTGATGGTTCTGCCGTTCCTGCTCCTAATCCGGATAGGTGGATTAAATTTAGAATTGACGGCCTTAAATTATGCCAGAGACAAATATATGCCCCCGGCCTCAGTCCACTTTATTTTCTTGATGATGAGGATGCTTGGCCTATTGTATTTGGATGCGTAAAACATGTTCCCGCGTTGCGGATAACTTCCGTTCCTCTTACTGCCGTGTCAGTAGACTTTGAACTACACTCAGACATAAATGCTGGCCCTAAAACTTTTGAAGTGGCCAACTCCAGTAAATTCCCACAAGACGTTGAACTAAAATTAACTATAGAGCATATCACCACTAATGGACAATTTCGGCGTTCAGTTATTAAAGGTAAATTTATAAGTAATACTTTTTACATTTCAGATACTAATCCTTCTCACTTTGATCAGATTTTAGATTTATATAAAAGAGACGAAAACTCGGAATTTTTTAATAATAGCAATTACGCTTGGTTAAAGAGCGAAAATGTCTTCGATTTAAGAGGGCGACTTTTAAGATTAAATTATGATGACGTTTATCCAGCTTGGCCAGTCTTAGGTATTGGTCAGTCTGGGACTAGGTTTAATTTTAGGCGGATAGCTGATTTTGATAGCGGTTTGCCTATATTAGAAGAAACTGAGTTTGTGCCATTTGAACCTATTCCCTCACTTATTGGGAGAGTGCCTCCAATTCTTATAACAACTGGTCCTCCTTTACCTCATGAAGTATTTCCAGAAATATTAGTTCCTCAGACTGTTGAATATGGCTCGCCAGAGCATATTGCTTATGAAAATAAAAAACGTGAAGACGCCCTAACTGCGACAGTTGAGGGTTACGTCGAGGAATTAGGCTCTGGGGCAAATATAAAAGATGTAAGAAATTTTCCAACTAGGCAATGGTCAGAAGATGCGGGGTTTAATAAGGGCAGCTATACTATTTTGGCTGGCAGTCTTATATTTTTTGAAAGCGAAGAGTCCGGAATTAAATATATTGCCAATTTATACCCCTCCGATGTCGTTGACTATATTTCAGCCACCAAAGGCGAGTCAGTGGAATTCGATGAAGGCACGAATGAAATAGTCACTGAGAACGGGACCGTCAGAACTGGAATTTTAAATGCCGATGGCTTAACTGTTAACGTAGGAGCAGTTGCTTTACTTTCAAAAGTATTATCTAGTGTTACAAAGAATATTGGCGGCCAAACAACTACAGAAATTAACACAAGCAAGCTGGCGGCTGCTGGAAGTCTCTCTGGTGGCCTCATTAGCCCAACAAAGTCTATCGGAAGTGCTAGTGGGTTGGCCCCTAAATTAAAGAAAAGCACGGTCATAAATTTCAACACAACTGGTGTTAATAACTCAGGTCAAGTTTTAAAAGAAGTTCCAAGAGACTATTATACGGTTGAACTGGCCGCGCCTTTTGCGGACCACATGGCAACTATTATCACTCTTGAAAGCCCTCTCGAAGAGAGGGAAGGGGAGAACTGGGGCGGAGAAATATATGTAACTCTCCGTTCTTCACTACCTTCAAATTTAGCCAGAATTATTGCATGGATAATTGACAACTATGTTTTTGAACTCGAAGTTGATGAAGACTCCTTTATTCCTGTTAGCACTAAAATCCAAGACTTGCCGGGTAACTTCGCTATCTTTGGGAATAATAATGCCAGAGAGCTTATTCAAAGTATTGCTTGGTTAGCTAAGTGTGGCGTCATTTATGACGGGAATATAGTCAGACTTAAATATCTGGACGAAAGGCCAATCTAATGGCATTTACATATAATTTTCCTTGGCATGAGGACGGACCGGATGTAGGCTTTGGGACTTTAAAAGAGCCTATGCCTGCCGTGCATATTACTGCTCTTTCTCCTAGACCTTGGGCACTTACGGGCGATGAAAATTGGACTGATCCTTGGGGTAAAGTCATAGACGCAAATAACGGGAATCAGTCAACTGTTTGGCTTCCGGCCACCGGTTCAAGTGGGGCGTCGGCGTTTGACGTTATAGATTTTCCTGCGCCTTTGGCACAAGAAAACGGCACAAATTCTTTTTGGCCTTCTCCCGGCGCACTAAGTCCACACTACCATACTTATGAATTTAATCGAACGGACTATAAGTGCTATAAATTTCGGCTCTTTGGAAACAACAATCCGGTCCAAGACAAATTTGCTGGCTTAGGTCAAAATGTAAAGACCGATGGCGGCGCGCTAACCACACGGTTTATAATACCGTCAGTAACTAAGAAGCTAGGCTTCTGGATTTATTCAGATATTGGCATAGCGGCCAATACTCTTTCTTTAAAATTTAGAAGAGTCGTGGATGAAGGGACGCCGGCGACACCGTGGGAAGAGTGGATAATTACTCAAACTGTCCCTGCTGCCACTTGGACATTTATAATAATAGATTTTGTGGCTAATCCTCCTGTTGGCGGTTGGGTTACTCCGCCAAATTTATATCATCAAGATAAGGACGGAAACGCCATCGAGGGCATGTATTATTCTCAAATAAACATTGCCACTAAAATTATTTTAAATAACCCAGCCAATATTTTCTATATCACAGGCGGCAGACTTATTATAGACGAAACTCCAGTAGAGGGTGATGAAATCTGGGGTGAGGGTGGTTGTAATTTAAATGAGCTTGTTGAGAGAGCGGCCAACAACACAGTTGACTTGGAGATACCCTCATCAAAAATAGAACTTGATACTTTTACTAGGAGTGCTACGTCCACTAATGACTTACTAACAAAAATAACAGCGCAATGGCTCACTGATTACTTTAATAATGAACCTCAGCTTATAACTTTTAAAAACAATGTCACAGCATTTGGACTTAGAGAAGCAACCGTCGACTTTTTTACTTTTAATGATGAGACTCAAGTAAGAAATGTTTTAGAATTTTGGGGAAGACGTAAATCTAATTACTGGCAAACAGTTAAGTTTAAGGCTTTTCTTCATGGGCTACAAATTCTGCCGTTTGATAATATAGTCTTTCGTATGGATGATATAATTTATGTTGACTTTAACATCATAGGAATGGTAACATCTGTGACATATTCGCCCGATGATTTCTCGACAGAAATAGAAGTAATGCTGGCTGTTAAAACTGGCTTACGTCGAATGCACGAAGATTTTTGGAGGGAACACAGTGTCCTTGAACCTTCCTTCGCTTGAACAAGTAAAAACCCTAGCGCAAGCCATCTTTACCGGGAACAAGGTTCCAGATCATGTAATAGAGGCGCGTTTAGAAGTTTGTCGTGGTTGTCAATTTTTAAGAAAAGACAATCACGCCTTCTGTGGAATTTGCAAGTGTCGGGTATCGAACCCTAAAACAAGATTAATTAATCTTGCTGCTTACGAGGAAAATTTGCCAAAGTGGGGCTGTAAACACCCCGCTAGACGATATGGGGCCGGTTGGCCAGTATACAGGAGTTCATAATGTTAGAGCAATTACTTGCAAATGAGCAAGTCATAAACGGGATTGTTGGGGTCGTTGGCTTGCTGCTGACCTTGCTAGTAGGCTGGCTTACCAACTATGTCCGAATCTATATTAAAAATGAAAAAGTCGCAAGTCAAATTAATGGCCTAGTCGAGGACGCAGTTTTTAAAACTTTTGACACTTATGTTAAAGAGATTAAAACGGCCAGTGCCGATGGAAAATTAACAAAAGCAGAACGTGCAATCGCATTTGATAAAGCTAGAGGCTACCTGATGACTGACGCAAAGAAAAAAGGAATAGACGTAACTAAGACTATTGCCGAGGATAAAATTAAACAACTACTTGAAGGTGCAGTTCAACGCTCCAAGATGGGCGGATTTAAAGTTAATGGAGTGACTATTGCTGACCGAATCAAGGAGCGAAAATGAAAAAATTATTTGTCCTAACTTGTTTCCTTTTGCTTTCCGGCTGCATTGTTAATAAACCTAATATTACTATAGCCGATTCGCAAGAAATTATGTTGGATTCAAGTGGACGGATGTTCTCGGCTTCAACTGTAGCTCATGTAGACGCGCAGACAAGTTCGACGGCAACAGTTGAAGGAAATCAAGGATCAGGCGGAGCGGGCGGTATGCTTGCTCAGATTTGGTCATACATCATTGGCTGGTTTGGAGTAGGAGGCTCGATATGAAAAAATTGCTTTTTGGATTAGCTTTGACTTTTTTAATTTGCGGGTGTAACAGTAATACTGTTCCTACTGACCCTACGCCAACGCCCACCCCTACGACAGATACTACTTATAATCCTAATTCAACAGTCCCGTCGGGAGAGTATAAATGAAAAGACTGCTGTTTCTTCTACCATTGATTTCATGCGCTTGCAGTCAGGCGCATTTGAGTTTAGAGGCGGCAAAAGCTTACCAACAAGGAATGACGGCTATCGCCCCAACATTGGCAAGCGGAGTCGTTGATGCAAGAGCTGTTATCAGTGAATTTAAAGAACTCGATTGCGTTAAGTCTGATGCAGACTTACTTAAAATCTGTGACGACTACTTAGACCAATATAAATATGATCAGAATGACATTGAGGAACTCTACGGAGCCGACAAAGATTTTGCTTTAGAAATAGAGAGGGTTGAAAGTGGATCAACGACACAAGCAACTAGCGGAACAGATAATTAAAATCCTGATAACTATTGGAGTGCCAATACTTACGAAAAGTGTTGACCCTTTTAGAAAATCAGAAATTTTTAATAGAGCCGTCCTTGTTGCTAAAAGAGCCTCCGAGTTCGTAAAGGTTTATTTTATTGACAATGACGCAGAGATTAAAAAAGCAAAAGGCTTTTTATTTTTAGCAGTCGGTCGGCTTCTTAGTCAATGCAATATTGCTAAAATGGAATGGCGCAGCTATATGCTTAAATTTGGAGCAGAAGCCGCCGGAAATTTCTTCTCGGAGTTAATAGGAAATCATGTTTTTAAATCAACAGGAAGTTCAGGAAATTTACTCGCAAGTAAAACAGATATACCCACAATTTCCTAAAATGGCCTGCGCTGCTACGTTGTCAATGGCGTTGAAGCACTTAGGCCATGTCGTCGAATATGAACAATGGGCAGAGACTTTAGCAACTAATCTCAAAAATACTGGCTGGCAAAGAAAAGAAGTCTCTGACGGTCTTCAAGTTGGCGATGTTTTTGTCTGTGAAGACTTAAACTCTGTGCAGGGAACCGATCATATCGGAATAGTTGCTGGACTGCACAGAAATCCTAATCTCTTCTACTGCTTTGATAATAATTTAAAATCACCAGAATTTAATCCGTATATTCGTAATATCAAGTATGACCACGATCCAGAAATGCCTAAAAGAACGCCAATAGATTACTTACTGCGGAAACCGAAACTTCCAGAAATAGCTTAAAAAGAAAAGGCCGCCTGAAATCTCAGGCGGCCTTTTCTTTATTTCTCTTCGTCCTCTTCGTCCTCTTCGTCCTCTTCGTCCTCTTCGTCCTCTTCGTCCTCTTCGTCCTCTTCGTCCTCTTCGTCCTCTTCGTCCTCTTCTAATTTAGCCATAGCGTCACCATATCCTTCCCAGTTATCAACTCCAGCAGCTTCAAGAGCGTCTAGTTTATCAAATCTTTCCAAGACATGAGTTTCAATTTCTTTTGCCATTCGCATCGGCTCATTTGTATTTATAATCATAGTCGGATGCAAGGTTGTTAATAGTCCAAGAGCTTCGATATAGCCGCCGTTACTCATGTTCGTTGTCCTCGTCTTCCTCTTCGTCAATCTCATTTATTTGGTCAAGAAACTTAGCAAATAAATCTCCGACCAAGACACAGACTTTTTCAAATAATTCATACTCATCTAATATTCCATCACTGTCAATTTTGACAAGTTCGACTCCATTGAATCTAGCATAAGCCTTCTCATCAGTGGAGTCAATTTCAATAGTGTGGTCATCTACAACATAAGTGCGTCTCATACTATTTCCCCAAGAGGCCAGAGAATCATGGCCCTATAAAGGGCCGCGAAATGTTGCACGTCTTGGGCCGGATCATCTGGGTAGGGATTTTTAACCTCTAGTTTCGATGAAAGAGAAGCAAGTGTTAATTTTAAAAAGTGTTCGTCATCGCCTCGGAATTCTGCTCTATCATTACAGAAAGCACCAGCAACTATTAAGTCTCTTGCGTGCCAGTGAAAGAGATCATCGAAGAATTCCAAGCCCAAAAAGTCAACTAAAAAAGCTCGCTTCCATGCCCAGTTATGGGTGAGAGGCATTAGCTTTTTATTTCGTATCATTCCGGGTTGCCTTATATCAAGAGAGTCGGCCCATTTGTCTATAACTTCAAGAGCTGTTTGTTTTTCTAGCCCGTGAAGTTTAGCTTGGATAAATCGCTCCTTCCTGCCAGTATTTTCTCTGGCAATAAAAGTCTTACACTCCGGCCTGATGAAAAGATTTAAAAATCTTCTCGACTTGTCATATTCCAGTTTTGAGTTCAGAGGCATTATTGATAGCTGATAGAGTTCATCCTGTGAAACAACTGGGCCGGTCGTTTCTATATCAATAGCCACCATTAAGTTACCGTGGGCTGTTAGTAGTGATCGTTCCATAGCTCCAAACACCGCACCTTTCAATCTCAGTCATTTCAGGGTTGTCAATTAAGTTGACCCCGATATATTCGTTATCTTCGATACGGACCATTAAGGAGGTTTCACTGTTGAATGCGTCCATTAAAGTGTCCCTATCTATTTTGGGCAAATCTTTAATTTTTTGCTTCAACATGTAAATACTCCCCTCTCAGGACGTATTTACCGCCTGTGTTTTTTAAATCCTTATCGAAGGTAACATTGGCAAGGTGGTGATGCGGATTATTTGATAAACGACCAACAATGATTTTACGTTTAAGTTCTCTACCAACACGAATCTTAGACCAAGCTCCATGCAAAGTGGCCGGTAGCCAATTTATAAATTCTTCGTAGAACTCGCTAAAGGGAATATGTTTGCCATCGCAAGCAAAAACCTTGGCGTCCGTAAATTGTTCCAAATAAGTCTTATTGACCTCTTCGGTCATTTTCTTATCTGGGGTGTCAATAACTGGAACATTTAATCTATCTGGAGTCTCTGGAATTTCTAAGTGGTAAATTTCTGTTAGAAAGTCTTGGGCCTCTTTTTCTAAAAGTGCAAGTAGCCGACGTTTAGGTATTAGTTCTTCAAGTGGAAGTTCGTCAACATATATCATCGTAATTCTGGAGTCACCCGGAAAGATTGGGCAAGCATCATACTCATTGGCGCATTGAATCCAATGGGTAGAATTGACTTTAACATACGGTGTTCGATACTTCTCATGGATGGGCAGCATTGGTGAGCTTACCCAATCCTTAATTTTATTATAGGCTTGTTGGCTTCTTTTTAAATTTGTTTCTTCCACGATACAAAGAACAGCATTAACAAGTTCGCCGTTGTAATTTGATTGGCTAGTAAGTGCCGAATCTGCTCTTGAATAGCCAGAAGTAAGTAGTAGGTTTAAAGCTTCATGTAGAATGGACTTACCGCTGTTTTGTGGTCCGTATAAGAACAAGTAAGGTAGTGGCTGCAAAGGACTTTGAAAAAGTGAAGCGATCCAGCATTTTAAATATTCTGAACCTTTGACTATTCCATTAGCTCTTGCCCACGAATTAAGTTTTAAATGTTCATCAAGCTCCGAACCAATATGATTTAAAACTTTCTCCCACGTCGGATAATTTAAATCTTCGGTTGTTGTTTTAGGTGTATAGCGCATTTGTGCTGCGTCCTTGTTCCATATCTTGTTTCCAAGATACTCATCCTCGAAGGGACGATTAACAAGAGTCCAGCATTTAAAAACGCTTGAACCAAGTATATTTTTAACTTGGCTTGGCTCGAAGCCCATTGAACTTAAAGCAATTTGAACGTGGGTTAAAGGTTCTTGTCTCCACTTGTTGTCACTGAAAAGAAACCAGCCTCTGTCCTCTCCGGTATTGGAAACACAGTGTCTAACGAGTTCGTCTAGGTTTTGTTGTTCAGGTTCAGTGCCTATAGTGCTGTTGATTGTAATAATCTTTTGCCAGACTTTTTTATTAACTAGCCAGCCTCGCATATCTTGCGGGTTATCATTATCTGTTTTTTCAACTTCTATAATTATTTTGTTGTCTTTATGAGGTTTAATAGTTGTTGTTCGAGATATTGCCCATACTGGAAAGGACACGTCCCCGCCGAGTTTCAATACGGTTGTCTGTGCCGATTGAGCCTCGCGGAAGACGTAATCTCCTTTCGGTGTTTCAATGCCGCCGTTTGAACGCGCCGCCGTTTTTAAATCAGGTTCGCGGTTTAAATAACACTTAGTCCAGCCCTTACCATCTTGGTCCCAAGTATCCTCTTCACGCACACCTTGAGTAAATCGCCTTACTGCCCACCCGCCACGACGTAGCGGAAAGCAGAAACAATTATAATCAACGCCGCGCTCTTTTCCAGTTGCCGAAGTTTTAAAAACTCCAGCAAGGCCCAGAGCCTCGTGCGCTTCTTTTAAATGAAACGTGTGTGTAATGAGCATACGATGATCTTGATCCCAAGACCAGTAAGCTTGTGAATCTTCAAGAAATTTTAAAAGTTTCTTGTGGTCTTCATCTAATTGAACGTGTTCGACCTGTCCCGTAAGTTCAGCAAACATGCGATCAGATTCAGACATAGGATTATCTTCAATGAACTTAGGTAGAACTTTTTGTCGTGCGTGTGTAATAACTTTTAAATGATCCCGCCACCCATCGGGTATGTTTTTAAGTGTCTGTCCTTGTTTTAAAAGTTTGAGTCCTTCCGTGCCTTTCATTTTGCGATGCCAGACCCACATGTTGCCGCCGCAAGCATCAACTTTAGAGCTAAAGTCATAGCCCGCAGTCGCCGACATTGTGCCTAGCACCGCTCGCGCAAGAGCCGCATGTTCATTGTGATTGGCTGTCTCTACTGGATCAAGAAAAACATATAAATGTAATCCGCTGCCAGAAGTAGATTTTCTAACAGTCACCCACGGAATTGAACAAGCAGCTTCTTTAACTTTTTCTAATTCTTGTTCAGGTATTTTTGCAACGTGCTTATCACTATGACCAGTAATGGCATCAAAGTCAAATGCTACCCAAATAGATTTTCTTTGCTTCCAGTTCCAGCCTGTTAAGCCTACACCCTCGCAATGACTGTCTAAATCCCATTTGATTTCTTCATCAATATACTCAGGCTCGGAGTTAGCTTTAAGTGGGATTCTAAAAGCTTTCCAGTGTTGAACCCCATCTGTCCAACCTACCCATTTTCTCCCCTTGAAATTGCCTTCTGTCCGCTGGCCGTTATCTTGGGCCGCGTTGACTTGACATTCCATTTCAGGACTGTAAAGATTAGCTAAATCTTCTACTGTCCTTGATTTTAAAAAATTTCCAATGGCCTCAGTTTTAGTGACCATTAATTCGACCTTTGATTAAATAATCATTTGACAAGTGTTTTTACTTGACAAGGACAAAATCAAATCAATTTGCTTTGAGGTCTTAGGTTTGTGGTCAAACTGGTTTAACCAGTTAGGAGGACATTATACCATAAGAGCGTGATTCTGTCCACAGTTATGTTTGGCACGAAACTTGCTACCTTATAATATACCCTCGCAAGGGAATAACTGGTTTGGAGTATCTCCCTATCTTCTCTTATCTTCTCTCTTACTCTCTCTCATATAGTGAAGATTAGAGGACACCATAAACCAGTTAATTTAGTTATGGACTAGACAAAATCGCAGTTCTATGGTATAATGCCATTGTTCGGTTGAATATGGACCTTGAGCCGTCCCAAGTCTTGATAACCTTTTAGGTTGTGCCGCAACCTAGTTAGTTATTTTTGATTTGATTTTATCGAACATTTGTCCTTTCGGACAAATTGATTTTATAATCAGAGGCATTTAAAATGGCTGACGTTCGTGTAATTAATGTTGCGGACATTCGCAAAAACACGGTCGCGCTTCGCGGCGTCGACGTTGAATCTGAGAAGTTTCAGGAATTGGTTGATTCGATTAAGTCAAAAGGAATAATTAATCCGATTGCGGTTCGTGCCAAGCAAGACCCGACTAACGGCGAAAACTACTACGAAGTGATGGACGGCCTTCATCGCTTTACTGCATCCGTTGAGGCTGGCTTGACTGAAATTCCGGCGAATATTTTAAATGTGTCGGAATCGGAAAATCTTGATATTCAAATTAGCGCGAATTTCCATCGTGTTGATACTAAACCCTCCGAATATACAAAAGCACTCTTGCAGATGCTTGCATCTAATCCGACGATGACCGAGGAAGAACTTGCTGGCCGATTGAATGTTAGCCGCAGCTTTATTGATCAGCGTTTGTCGCTTGCAAAGCTTCACGATGAAATCAAGACGCTTGTTGATGATTCTAAAATCGCTTTGGCCAATGCTTTCGTTATGACGAAGCTTGACCGAGAAGAACAACCGCTTTGGGTTGAGCGCGCTATGACAATGGGAACGGCTGAGTTCTGTTCGGCTTGCCAAGCTCGGATTAAAGAAGTCAATGACGCAAAGCGCAAGGGACAAGACCCCAAGAAATTGGAGTTTGCGCCCCATGCCTATGCTCAAAAGATGAGCGCGATTAAGGCCGAACAAGAGAATTTAAATGAGATTAAAAGCTTGATCACCAATGGCGGGATTACTGATCCTTGTCAGGCCGCGACTATGGCAATCTCTTGGGTTCTTCACCTTGATCCAGTTAGCGTCAATCAGGCTAAGACGAAGTGGGATGAACAGCAGAAGGCGAAGGAAGAGCTTAAAAAGAAACGCGAGGAAGAGCGTGAGGCAAAGAAGGCCGCAGAAGCTAAGACTACTTCGGCTTCCATTGAAGACGCCTTGGGTATTAAGTAAGACCTCTTTGACCCTACTACTTGATTTTTAAATCAGGTAACGAAACCTTGGACAAATGTTGTAGGAAAACAATGCCAAGCGGGATCACGCCCTGTAGTGAGATTAACCACAGTCAATTTGCGTGATAGTGGTGACTGCTAGGAGAGACTAGCCTAATTTAAAAACAGAAAGACTCTCAAATGACAACCGAATTGATTCCTAGTTATATTGAAACTCCAGCCACTTCCAATGAGGACGATTTTAATAAATTAGCAAGTTCAAGTTTTCTTCCAAGACTTCAACTTTGTGGTGGAAATTCTGACCTTGCTAAGACCGGAAAAATTGGAATGGGCAGTTGGGCGTGGGTTCTCTCGAAGGACACAGCAATTGATTTAGGTAAGAAAGTAACGGCATTGGTGCTAGGTTGGCGTCCGAAGGCTGTGAGCATGAATGAACCGATTTTAACAAGCTATGATATGGAGTCTGACTTGTTTAAAAAAATCAAGGTTGATTCTGAGGTTTCAGATTCTCGTGCCATGTATGGACCTGAATTTCTTGTTTGGATTCCTGAGCAGGGATTCGGAACATATCATGCGGCATCCAAGAGTGCTAGGCGTTCTGCCCCATCAATCTTGCAGATTTTAAAAGATCGTAAGGTTCTGGTGCTTGGTGCTGAACTTGTTCAGAATAAGAACTATAAGTGGCACGCCGCAATTATTACGGCGTCGTCAACGCCACTTCCAAGTTATCCTGAGCAGGCGCAATACAACGAACAACTTGAAAGATTTAAAAATCCAGCAGAGACTAAGGTTGAGTTGGCTCCAGAGGGAGCGCGGGACGTGTAATCTTATGCGTGTTGTGCCACTATCGCAGCAAGTCTTCTCATTTGAGAACCTTGCAAAAGAGTTAGATGAGAGTAGCGTTGGCGACTTTTTGCTATTGAAAGACGCCTATGTCTATATCCAGAGATTCTTTGGCGATAGTGGCACACTTTTTTGTCGAGCAACATCAAGACATATTTTTTGTGGCTTCCTTGTCTCGGAAATGACCGAGCAAGTTATTTTTGATTTAAGAAATCAGACTGAGTTGGCTTTACTAGGGCACGGACAAATTTATCTACTATCTGGGACATTAGATAAATTTGTTGATGCTTTTGAGAAGTTCACTTCTTTCGATAGCTACGAACACAGATTGTTATTTACCAAAATCGGCATATATTTGCAGCAAGCTGGCTTCACTAACATAATTTTATCAAAGGTGGATTTTTTAAATGACGGAACTTATTCGACAAGTAAAACTACGGGCAGGAAAGTTCCTGATCCCGGCAAGGCTAGAAGTGAAGAAGGAACGGATTATTTTAAATTTTCCCTATAACACGATACTCAAAGATCATGTTAAGAGCATGAAAGGCTCTCGCTTCGAGCCAGAGTCAAAAAGCTGGTCCGTTGATTATTGCAATCGCAACATATTCCAACTAGGTTTTCTTTCAGGCAATAATCCTTATCAGAGATATGACTTACCGATTTCTGAGTCTAATTCCGACAGGCCAGTTAAAGAGCATCAAAAAACAATGATCGGCCATTTCTTGACTAGAAGGCATTGTATTCTGGCTGGCGAAATGGGCATTGGAAAAACTCTAGCAGCCATTGAAACGATTGAAAAATCAGGTTACGATGACTGGTTCTGGATAGGACCAAAATCTGCTCTTCGCGGAGTATCACTAGAATTGCGACTTTGGAAAGCTAAAGTCAAGCCAAGAATGCTTACCTATGACGAACTTAAAAAGGTTCTGGCTAATTGGAATCCTAGCGACAAACCGCCGCACGGAGTAGTCTTTGATGAATCGGCGTTGACAAAGACTCCTACTTCCCAGAGAAGTCAAGCCGCGTATTTCCTTGCTGAAAATATGCGTATGGAGTATAAGGATCAGTGTTTTATTCTTTTAATGACTGGAACGCCCGCACCTAAATCACCGGCGGACTGGTGGATGCAATGCGAGATTGCGTGTCCGGGCTTTTTAAAAGAAGGGGATATTTTTAAATTTAGAAATTCCCTTTCCATGATTAAAATGGAAGAATCCATTACGGGCGGTAAATTTCCAAAGATTATTACTTGGAAAGATTCCACCAATAAGTGTAACGTCTGCGGCCAATTTAAAGAAGCGGCAATCCATCAAAATGAATACATAGTCATTGGGACTGGACACGATTTCGAGCCAATGGAAAATGAGGTCGAAAGATTATATAAACGGATGAACGGGCTGGTCCTTGTTATGTTTAAGAAGGATTGCTCAGATTTACCGGACAAAAATTACAGAATTATAAATCTCAAGCCAGCAAAGGAAACTCTCAGATACGCCAATATTATTACAATGACTGCTCCGAGGACTGTAACGGCATTGGCACTCTTGAGAGAACTAAGTGATGGCTTTCAATATAAAGTCGAGGAAATGGGAGAACAGCCTTGTTCAGTATGTAACGGACTAAAAGTTTTGGCAAACTCTCTTTGTGACGGCTGTGCTGGATTTGGAACTGTTCCGATTTTAAATCGAACAGCCATTCGTGTTAAAACTCCAAAGGACGAAATTTTAAAAGAAATTTTAGATGAGCATTCGGAAATAGGGAGACTTGTAGTTTATGCTGGTTTCACGGAATCTATTACTAAAATCTGTGAAATTTGTGTCGCGGAAGGCTGGCACTTTATTCGGGTTGATGGGCAAAAAAGGAACTGGCAGACTTCTTTAGAAACAAAGAACGAAGAAGAAATGCTTTACACTTTTCAGCATCCAACAGAGCAGTATCCAAAGATTGTTTATGTTTCGCACCCCGGTTCTGGTAGTATGGGCGTTACTCTAACGGCATCGCCCACGATACTATATTACAGCAATGACTTTAATGGGATGTATCGAACCCAGTCTGAGGATAGAATTCACCGTATCGGAATGGACGTAAATAGAGGCGCAACAATCATTGATCTTATACATTTGCCATCAGACAAATTAGTCTTAGAAAATTTAAAAAACAAAAGAAGCCTCGAAATGATGTCTATGGGACAACTTAAAGAGGGAATTCAAGCAGCGATGGAGGATAATACAAATGGACGTTCAGAGTATTAAAATAAGCGAAATTGTCGCTGACAGTGAATTTAATTGTAGGGGTGAAATCTCTGCGATTACTGTTACTGAACTTGCTCGTGATATTAAAGAGCGAGGACTCTTACAGCCAATTATAGTTTGTCGTCTCAAAGAAGAGAGGGCAGACGGCAGAAAATATAAAGTTATTGCTGGCCACCGCAGGCTCAAAGCGCATCAAGTCAATGGCGCAGAGACTATTGAGGCTTCGATTCGTAGTGACATTAACGAAACCGAAGCTTTAATTATAAATATTGGTGAAAATCTTCAACGACAGCAACTTACAATCTTACAAGAGGCAAAGGCCATTCATAAAATTGTAGTTATTCTTGGCCCTGCGATGACGGCAAAAAGACTTAATCAGTCAATTACTTGGGTCAATATTCGGATACAGTTGCTCGAACTGCCTTATGATATTCAGCTTGAAGCTGAGGCAGGACTATTAACCCAGAAACAAGTAACGGCGATTTGGAGGATGAAGACCGATGAGGAGAGATTTGCTGCCGTTAAAAAGATTAAAAAAGCAAAGGACTCCGGTGAAAAAGTCCCTGATGTTGCGCTAGTCTCTGAACTTGCTTCAAACGCCAAGAGGGTAAGAG